GGTGTGAGAAATATCTGTAATCAACATACAATGTATCATTACACCCAATTCTGGATAGACGTAGTATCCGCCGACTTCAAAGTCTTGGATATATTGTGGGGGGAGGGATTTTCGGTGCTCTTCTTCTTTTTCTTCACGATAGTCTGAAAGATTTATTACGTTATTCTGCTTCACCTGTGACCTGTAGTGGAAATTCGTTTTCTTTTGCTGTGATTAATACTTCATATATTTTCTGTTCTGCCATCTGATAATCATATACTCCGGCAACTGCGTAACCCATTTTATGGACTTCAAGAGTAATGGATTGAGCTTCAATTTCTGTTTTGTTGAAAAATTCCATCAATGACCAAGTAACAAATTCCATTGGTGTATAATCATCATTATGATAAATGACCTTATATTTTCGTGGAGGTTTTGGCTTTTTAGGTTTCTTTACTGTATCAGAACCATTACGATCAATAACTGTAGTATCTTCTTTCATAGTTATTTTTTAAATCTTTTGTTTCTATTCATAGTCAAATCCTGAGAAATCTTGTTTCCTGAATTTACCACCAGTTGCTATGTCAAAAGATGGTGTGTCATCTTTTGTTTGACCAGTATCTACCAATTCATCTTGTGCTGCTTGAGATACATCAAATAATCTCATTTTTGAACGGTCAATACCCACTACAAATTTACGATTTGATGTGGGGTCATTATATCTGTTCTTCAACTGCTTTACTAATATTTGTCCAACTTCTTCCATCTGCTCAGTAGATATAATTGCAAACATAAGATCTGCAGTTGCAGGTAATCCGAAACTCTCTGAAGTATCTTCCAGCCCGACATCAGTTGAAGAATTATGAGTTAAAATTTCATTAGCAAAAAATAAATGATTTCCTGTGACTTCTATATCCATAGATTCTCGTTCTCCAATTTCTTCAATAGATACAATTTTATCAGTTTGCATAATAAACTCTCATTTTTTCTTCAGGGTGAAATTTATTTGGATTTTCTCTACACCATTTACATATTTTATTGTATTCTTTTTTTCCTCCAAGATGATCTAACAACTTATCAGTTTTTAATATTTCACCATTCTCATATTCTATTATCCATAATTTAACATTATGAGGACGATTAGTTTTATAATAATTTTTTTTAATTTCACTTATTTTTTGTTTTGTCTCTGTTGTATGTGGATGGCCATACGAATTATCATAAAACCCCAATTCATATTTTTTCTTTTTAGTTTCAATCATTTTCTTCCTTGTTTCATTTGATATAGCAATACCTTTATTCCACGATACTCCATTTTTAAGGTTTTCAATAGCCTTTTCTTTTTGATGAAAGTAATGTGGAGGTGCTTTTTCTACAAATTCATTTTTTATATTATATCCCTCATACAAGGTATTAAATTTGTCAATCCAATATTGTTCTCTCTGAAACGCAAATTTATCATCAACAACTTCAAGTAAAGTTGTTTTGTGATTTATTTTGCCATAATCTCTCAAAGATTCTGATATTTTGGATGATCCATTTATATTTTTCCCATTACTAATATGTTCCGAAAATCTTGCCTCAATAGTTTTTATGGTCTTTCCAACATATTTTTTAGATGGCTCAAAGTAGATATTTTCTATTAGATAAATGTTTGTTGCCATATTTTTCCCCTTATTATAAAGTTAAATTCCATATAACTATTTATAACAAAAGTATCTACAAGACAAACAACTCATCATTTATTGATAAACTATTTTGAACATTTTTTTCAATACCATCTTTGGTTGGAAACAAATGTTCTTCGGAACACACAATCTCTTTACCACTTTCAGTCGTGATTTTATACATTTTCTTCCTCTTGATAGGAAATATAGTTTTTACTGAATTATATTGTTTATCAGAAGATAAAACTTTATCACCAATTTGAATATCCTTCAAAGATTTGATCCCTGTCTTGGTAATAATTTTTGATTCTAAATCTAAACAATAGCCTGCTCTGGTGGTTTGGGTCGCGCTGACAATAGGAAGTTTATTCTCCACAGCCAGACCGCGGAGTTCTTCTGCAATTGATTTGATAAGCGTGTAAGAATTGACATTAGATCCCGATTTTATTCTAGAAGATGTACAAATATTTAGATAATCAACGAATATGATGTCTGGAACGAATGACCTTTTAAGGTTCAATTCATTCAACAATGCACGAAAGTGATTGACATTTGCAGATGCAGTGGGATATTCTTTGATTATGAGTTTACCTTTAGTTGTCTTCTCAAGGTTAGCCATCTTACTATCGTATAAGTCTTTTGGTAATTCGTGAAGATCATCTATACTAACATCTAACAAATTTGCATCAATCCTTTCAGCAATCTTTTCCTCAGCCATCTCTAATGTAATGTATAGAACATTTTGATTTTGAGATAAACAGGATGCAGCAACATGACACATGAATAAAGATTTGCCAACACCAGTGCCCGCAAGACAAATGTTTAGTGTTTTCTGCGGAAGACCGCCTTTGGTAATTCTGTTAAAGTAGTCAAGATCAAAAGGTATCCTTTCCTCAACCCTGTGATAATAATCGAACCGCTCAGCGCTGTCACCAATATAATCATGGCCAACATGAGGATCAAAAGAGACAGAAAGAGCATCGGAAAGAATGTCAGGAATGGCACCCTTGTCCGTGATTGATTTGGGGTTGTCGAGTATTGAGATTGACTCAACGACTGCGTTGTAGATTGCTTTGTCTTGACAGAATTTTTCTGTTGAGTCAAGTAACCATGTGAGGTCTGCGAACTCTTGAATATCTTCACTAATCGCAGTGACAAGGTTTGCAGAGTCTTTAAAATCTTCTTCTGTGATTTTTGCATCACTTAACTCAATCGTAAGGGCTTCTTTGTTTGGAAGGGAATTGTATTTCAGTATGAAATTATTTATCTGATTGAATACAATTTTATCGGAATTTTCAGTAAAATATTCATCATTTAAAAAGGGTAATACCTTTCTTGCATACTCCTCATTCTGTAACAGATTCTTTAATATTGTTGTTTCTATCTTCATCGCCACCTATATATTGTTCTTCTATTATTTCTAAAATTGATTTGCCTAGATTTTCTTCAAATATTCTACCCTGCTCATCAGTTATGACCTTTTCGCCAATATTAGATGGTGATGTTATTATATCATATCCATACTGGCATGTCAAGGAGCCATCATCGTTTAGGGTTGGATCTGTTTTAAAGTCTTTGTACTTAACTATAACATGGCAGAACGGGCCCTCTTTAATTTGAATACAAAGGCTATTGTCATCGGGGTCTTCTGGATTAGAGACAATCATGTACCAATTATCTTTAAGTTTTGGAACAAGAGCTTGTGGAGACAGATCAGGCATCAGATAACCCTCTAAGATCTCTGTCACCCTGAATTTTAGCATCAGGGCCACCCGCTGTATCTATTTTTAAAGATTGTTCAAAATTTCTTTTTTCATAGGGTTCTTTAAGTACAGCAGGTTTCCATTCACTTGCTTCTGGGCATACCAAATTGAAAGATGCTGCTCTTCTAATACCTGGCCCGAAGAATGGATTTACAGAGTGTTTTAACCATGCAGGGAAAATGAGAAATTTTCCGGTTTCTGGAATTACTTGATCATAGCCCTTTGGTCTAACAGTATTATATGGATTTACATCTACATATCCATTTTCCGCATGATGAAAATTAAAAGCTCCTTCTTCATTTAGTTGCGAAACTTGTTCTGGAATTTTTAAATATATTACACCAGACATTAAACCAAAATGACTGTGACATGGATTATAATCAGTTTCTTCGGAATCTGTCACCCAAATCTGCTGAATTTCCAGATTAATCTTAGCTGGGTCAACTTCCATGAGATGTAATCCAGAAGAGCCCAAATACCCTCTCCCCATAGACAAAATAAAATCTGACATTTCTTTTGGTAACATCTCAGTAGGTAATGTGAATTGTTTCCCCTTAACTCGTCTAAATGCGTTTTCATGATATAATTCATCATAATGATTTTCGTAAAGATCATCTATAATCTCATTCATTTGATCAACCAACTCTTTGCGCATATTTGCCGATGCAGCATAGTTATATCTTGGATAAGTTGATACTAAGGTTTCATAATCAGCCATTGTCTTCTCCTGTTTCAATTTTTTCAGTTTCAAGTTCCTTGCCACCACCATAAGAAAATTCTGTTTTAGCAGCTTCATCTAATCTATTCATCACATCTTCAGTGAAATATTTTTCTGGATCTTTTAGTATTTGTTTTGCGTATAACTTAGCACCATCTGGTAACTCATACCTTGTAGATACTTTCTTGAAAATCTCATACTTCTCTGCCAATTCTAAAAGACCGTAATAACGATTAAGGCCTTCATCATAACTTAGAAGTACATCAACTCTCTTGTTTTCTTTCGCAAGTCTGGACTTAAAGTTTTTACAATGAATGATGTTACCAACTACATCCGTGCCGACTTTTTCCTTTTTCTTGGAAAGGAAAACGATATTAGATGCTGCGTACTGCAAGCCAGAGTTGTGAGTAACTATACCATTTTCTAAAATGTAATGTTCAGCTTCTTCCACTGTAATGTCATAAACTTTTTCAGTAGGAATTTTCTTGACAGACACAATTTTCATAATTCTATTATCTCCATCCACCTCAACGATATTGTCATTGAAAATATCCTCTGCTCTAATCCATTCTTCATCAACTAAAAATTTATGGTCAGCAGAACATTTTACCACATACCCATCTTCAAATTCAATTTCATATAGTTCTTTATCATCAAAATCATGTGTTTGTAATACTGAATGATTACCATTCATAGTCATCACACTGTCTCCGACTTCAATTTCTGAAATATTTTTCAAAGAACCATCGGCCATTTGAATGTTTGTTCCATCAACTAAGCATCCTCCTCCCATTACTTTGGTAGGATACATCGTACCAATCTGGTCATACACATGATTGGTGACAATAAACGGAACATTCACTTTAGCAAGCATCAATGTAAGAACACGAAAAGTTCCTTTGATTACTTGTGCCTTTGTCATATCTCGTTTTTGGTTGTCTTCTGATACGTCTTTCATCTCTTTGATTGTTGACAGCATCCCCAAAGAATCCAGGCACAACATCAATGGTGGTCTTTCTGTTTCTTTAAGTTCACCGTGTTTTTCCAAAATCTTAACCGCTTGATGTCGAAACTCTTCTACTGTTGCAACGGGCATATGATATACTCTTGTCGTATCAATTCCACGTTCTCTGAGCATATCACTTGTCAACGCTGATTCCGACTCAAAGTAAATACATCCAGCAGTAGGATTCATATCAAGAAAATGCTTGATGATTCCTAACGTGAAGAATGTTTTACCAGTTGCTGACTCACCAGCAATAGCAGTTATTTTGTTTGCTGGCAATCCACCATAGATGCTTCCTGACAAAAGAGCATTGAACACATAAGAACCAGTATCGATGTACTGTGAAACCTCTCCACCAAAAATACCATCGTCAACCAACATTCCGTATTCATTTCCTGCCGCTTTAGCTAAATCTGACATATAACTCATATTTTCCCTTTCAATTATTTTTAACTATACTTAATAATAACCAATTATGATGAAATAGTCAAGTTTTTAATAAATCTTTCAGTCTCTGTATAACCTCCAATGTATTTCTCATCGATAATAACTTGTGGCACAGTAGAAACTTTTTTACCAACGTCCACACTCATTTGTTTGAACAATTTCTTATCACCAGAAATATCAATTTTCTCAACAACTATACCATTTTCCGTTAAATCTTTTACTACTCTGTCACACCAAGTGCAAGTTGATGTACTGTATACTTTTGCATTCATTTTTTTCCTTTTGTTTGTTAATTTTTATAAAACACTTCTAGTGTCTGTTCGTTAATTCTTTTATCTTCAATCTGTATATTCTCTTCTGTAATCTTGAAGAACTGCTCAGAAGCTTCAAATCCTATGTACTGTCTGCCTAGTTGAGATGCACGAACTAATGTAGTACCTGTACCTGAAAAGGGGTCAAGAACAATCCCACCTTCTGGACATCCTGCTATAATAGGTTTATCAATTAGTTCCGAATTATATGATGCGACATGAGAAGACCTATTTCCTTTAGTTGGGATATTCCAGAAATCGGACACATCTCCCGGATTCTTGCCGTTCTTATTTAAATGTGTTTCACCATTTTTCAACTTTTCATCCATATTATCATATCCAACATACTCTCTTTCCTTAGACATGGTATTCACTGGTTCGCCCGGAACATCGCCTGAATATTTGTTCTTATTTGAACCACGCATTGCTCTTTTGATAGAACCAATCATATGTTCTTCTCGAATACTATCAAGGTCAAAATAATAACCAGTAGGGTTCTTTGTCATTAAAAATATGTATTCGTGTTTCTTTGAAAATCTATCGCGAACTGGTTCAGGCATACGATCATAACAACCAATTGCAAATCTATGAGGTATCAGTAATAATGACTTAATTTTCATTGTTGGTTGTGATATCCTCATTTTATTCAAATAATTACCAGACTTTGATGGTTTTTTCCAACCAGACGCCAATCCACCAGATTTAGTAGAATATGTATCACCAAGATTAATCCACACTGTTCCAGTATCCTTTAATACTCTATGAATTTCATCCATCATCTTCCATAGATTTTCAAGATACTCATGGAAAGTGGGTTCTAATCCCCATTGACCATCAAACCCATAATCCCTAAGTTGCCAATATGGTGGTGAAGTTATAACACAATCAACTGACGCGTCATCTAACTTACCGAACCCTTCCATTATATCACAATTGAATATTTTATTCATTATTTTTTGATAATCAATAGTTCTGTACCTACAGACTGTTCTTTTTTATCAGACGCCATACTCGCCTTTTTATAATCTTTTTTAACCCACTCGTACTTATCTTCTGGATACCATTTTTTCATCTCTGGAAATTCGTAGTAACTCAGAATCCAACTACTCTTGCAGGAGTTCAACATATCAGCCAGTTCTTCGTGCTTCTCTTTCGTGAAGTTGTGAAACGCGTAGAGATTTTCTGTTCCGTAATATGGGGGGTCTACATACAAACAAGTTCCAGAGCCATCAACTGACGGAATGAAATCTTCAAATGACTGAGATACTACTTTGATCTTTTCTAGTTTTTTCTGAACTTTTTCATTCTTGACTCTACCAGTAAAAGAATTATACTTTGAATTGTACTTCCCCTTGAGGTCAACGTATTTTACTTTCTCCGACATGATACCAGAAAAACATTGTGTGATAATATACACATACTTTGCAGCTAATTCAAAATCTGGCATATTAATAATGTTACCAGAATTTATAACATCTAGAACATCACTCTTACAACGATTGAATTCTTCCGCACCTATTTGAGCAACGCGGGATTCTAGAAACGGAATAAACTTCTCATACTCACTACAACAATACAAAAGATTTGCCATCTGAGTATTGAAATCATTATAGTGAACATCATCTGCGTTTACTTTCCCATTGACGTATACCCACATCGCACCACCAAATACTTCAGCGTATTTTTCATTATTATTTGGAACATATTTCGATATCCACTTTGCCTGTCTATACTTACCACCTATGTAAGAAAACATATTATACCTTTTTATTCATTATTATTTTAGAGATTTACTTATGGTACATCTATTTCATTCATTAACAATTTATCAATCATTTAAATGAACACTCGACCATAATTTCCGTCAGACAAGCCACCATATTGATTTCTTGGTCTGCCACGAATGCCGACTTATACTGGTAGTCAGCGACAATTAACACAGCCTGAGGAACAGACTGAGGTTTGAGATGTTGATGAAAATTATCATACAACTTGCGAAATAACTTAGCGGTGTCTTGATCCATGTTCTGGTTCACCCACTTGCGAACTTCAGAAAACTTTTTACCCCTCAATCCATTGACAAGTTCTGCAAGATTAATCTCATTAAGATTACTAAGTATGCCGGTATCAATTACACCCGAAACAGAATATCGTTGTAACTCATTTAACACTCTCCGAAAATCTGGAAAGTATTTCATAATGAGTTCAGCCAAAACTTTACGTTCAAACCTTACTTCTTCTTTCTCAAGAATACCTTCACATAATTTGAGATAGTTCTCAGCAATCTTTGGTTTCTCATTATTTGGAATTACAAAATCAAAGACAGCACAGCGAGAGTGAATGGGATCAATAATACGACTACGATAATTACAAGTAAAAATAAAAGAGACATTATTTCCAAATCTTTCAATGAAACCTCTCAGTGCGGGTTGAACCGAATCAGCATTCATGTAGTCAGCTTCATCCATGATGATGGCTTTACGTTTGCCAGTCATGGAAACTGAACTACAGAATTGTGTTAAAGTAGTTCTTACAGTATCTATGTTCCTACCTTCATCAGAACCATTGACCATCAAATAGTCAAGACCAACTTCTTCACAAAGAGCTCTAGCAATAGTTGTCTTACCACTGCCGGGGCCACCACATAAAATTAAATTGGGAACTTTGCCTTGCTCCACATATTCAGAGAAGGGCTCTTGAAGATCACTAGGTAGGACACATTCAGATACTTTTGATGGGCGATACTTTGAAACCCATAAAAAATCATCTCGTTGCATTATCCTCCAAATGTTGAATCAGATTCGGTAGCAATATAATAATGAAGAGGTGTAGAGGTATGCGTAAACTTTGAAATACCTTTAGAAGTAATTTCAACATTATAATCACCATTGAATAATTTAAGATTTTCAATCTTGAAAACCATATTAAAAGTCAAACTTGTTTCACCAAGTTCTGTAGTAAACTCATCAGAAGAAGAATTGTTAATATCAGTTGCAACAATAGTCATCTTACCACCTTTACTTTCAACACAAATATGAGGAAGACCAAGAACAGCAGCTGCCTTAATTACTTGAGAGAAATCACCCCTACTCAAAGTAAAAGAAACTTCTGGATCTGGAAAAACCAAATCTTTTTCTGGTGGAGAAACAATCATCGCTGGGTCAGCAAACATATAGTCTACCTTGCCACCAATCTTCATAGTCTTATCTCCAATTTCCAAATCTGGATCTTGAAACAAAGACATCACACCAAGCAGTTTGTTCAAATCATAAATCGCAAAGTCGCTTGGGAATGACTCTGGAATTTCTGCAGACACAAGAATGTTCTTCTGTGCAGAAATGGTTTGAATTCTATTACCAGCCTTGAACTGAATATTCTGGTTT